CGTCATTGGGGGCTCCGAGTTGGGCGTGCGAGAGGTACCAGCCGACGTTCGTGCCGGAGCTGTAGTTGGCGGCGACGATGAGGGCGCCGATTTCAGCGAGGCACTTTTCAGCGAGGGCGTTGGCGGCGGTCGGGACGAAGGCGTTCGAGAGGAACTGAGCGCCGTACATCTTCACGTCGAGGGGCGAGAAGCGGGACGACACCTTGAAGTGCTTCAGGGTGACGTTCGCGGCGGTGATCGTCGCGTCGTCCTGGGTGAGGTAGCCGCCGGAACCGAACTCGGTCGCGGTGGAGGTGCCGATGAGGGGCACCTGGACTGTCTTGCCAGCGGCGGACTCAGCGGCGGTGAAGACGCTGGAGAAGGCGCGGAGGGCCGGGAGCTTGCCCTTCAGGGAAGCGATGACGCTCTCAGCGAGGACGCTAGGAGCAACAGCAATGGAGTTAGCCATGGTAGTTTAGGATTGGGTGAGGGTTGAGGGAAATTAGAGAGCCGCCTTGACGATGGCGTGCTTATGAGCGGCGAAGTAGTCGTTGCGCTCCTTCGAGCCGACCGGGAGGGAGAGGAAGGTCGCGAGGTGGTCGACGGCCTCAGCGGACGGCTTGGCGTCGGCAGGGCTGATTTCGACAGGGGCGACGCCGACGGAGGCCACGATCTTGGCGGCTTCCTTGGAGGCGCTGACCTTGGTGGCTTCGTGCTCGGCGACCAGAGCCTTGAGGGACTCGGAGTCCTTGACGGCGGCTTCGAGGGCGGCGGTCAGTTCGGCGAGCTTCGCGTCCTTGGCAGCGGCTTCGACCTTGAGGGCTTCCAGTTCGGCGGCGGCGCCGACGGTCATCTTCTCGACAGTGGTACGGAGGTCGTCGCGCTCGGCGGTGAGGCCCGAGAGAGCGGCGTTGGCGGCGAGCAGCTGTTCTTCGATGGTCATCTTATGTTTGCTAGGAATGGAATTAAAACGAACGCAGGGCGTCGTTGAAGGAGTCGGCCAAGCCAGTGACCAAGCCCTGGGCGGCGGCCTGCTTGCCGGAGAAGATCTGACCTTCCATGGCCTCGGCCTTAACCATCTTGCGCTTCATGTTCACGGCTTCCTTGAACTCGGCGTGGATCGTGTCGACGCCTTCCTGAAGGTTCGTCAGTTGGTTCTCGTCGAGGCTGGTGCCTTCGATGCCGGCGCCCTTGAACTTGCCGGACTTAATGACGACCATCTTGATGCCAGCCATCTCGGCGGCCTTGGAGTAGTCAGGGATGGCCATGTAGACGCCGATGCTTCCGACCGTGGAGGACGGGCTGGCAACGACGCGGTCCGCAGCCGAACCGATCCAGTAGGCGGCAGACGCCATCTCGGAGTCGGTGTAGGCCAGCGTAGGCTTGCCGTAGTTACGCACCTTGTTGGCAAGTTCTTCGACGCCCGTGACCGTTCCGCCAGGGGATGAGATTTGCAGGGCGACCTTTTCGACCTCGGGGTTCGCGGCGAACGCGTCGAGGGCTTCTGCGACGTCGTTCACGTCAGCGGCGCCCATCATCTTCTCAAGCGGAGAAAGGCCTTTGCCGATGACGCCGACGACCGGGATGATGCCGATGCCGTCGACCACGTAAGGCTTAGGGGCGACGCCGAAGAGCTGAGAGAGCATCTCCGTGAAGCCGAACTTTTCGGCGAGGACGGCGTGGTCCTTCGCCTTGGCCGGGTCGATGAGGAGGGGCTCGCGGCCCGACAGTCCGTTGGTAAGGAAACGCATGGTTAAATTAGGAATTGGGTTCGTCTTCGGATTCGGGCTCTTCCATCGAGGCCGGCTCGTCTTCGCCTTCCGACTCGGGGCCTTCTTCGACCTCGCCGACGATCGTGCCGACGGGGGTGTTGGACGGACGGAACAGGAGTTCGAACGGGATGCCGTGCTTCTCGGCGGTGGCCTTGATATGGGCAATGTCAGCGGCTCGCTTCTCGAGCTCGGTCTTAAAATCGAGGCCACGCAGACCGAAGTCTTCGCTGAAAGACAGGCGACCCATCTCTAGGTCAGCGCGATCGCTGGCAGACTCACGGCCAGCGTCAACGGTCACGGACTTAGGCGTAGTCCACGAGACTCGGTTCCAATGCGGGTCGTCAGGAAGTTCGCCGGATGCGATGGCCTGCCCGATGATGTAGCCCCAAGTGGGCACGCAAAACTGCTCAATCAGCACCTGGGCATATTTATTGAAAACACGTCCCGCTTTAGCCGTCACTAGGCGGACGGTAGCACCTCCCAAGCGAGAACTGTCCCCGACAAATTCGTACGGCAAAACGCCTTGAGAAATATCCCGCTCGAGGGCAGCAAGAAACCCGGTAAAGGTCGCGTTCGGGCGGTTGCTCTGGAAGGACGTCATGTCCTCACCGGGCTCAAGGGCGATGAGTTTGCCACCCATCGTCGCGGCCACGTTGGCGTAGGACGAGCCGTTGGTCGCCCCAAGTTCGCCGGCCATGTCGGAGTCAATCGTTCCACCCTGCTTCTTGATGACGCGGGTCACGTCTCCGTTGTCCTTCACTGCCTGCTTCTCGAGGGCGAGGATTTCCATCTCGTCTTGGATGGAGTTGATGGAGTGCTGGAGCAGGGGGACGCCACGGGCGCCGGACGCGTACTCCTGGTCGACGATCATCATCATCGACTGGGCCAGAATCTGGCGGGACGAGCCGTCGGAGCGGTAGACGTTCACGGCGATGTATTCGCCGAACGGACCAAACTGGATGCCGTCGTGCATACCC